CATCACTAGCTAACTTTATTGACAGTATCGTTTATCTCAAAGAGCAAATTGCCAGTATCCCAGGTGCAGGCATTGTTAAGGGTGCTTTTGGCCTTGTAGGTAACGTACTGGGCCGATTTAGCCCACAGCGCTTAGAGGAGCTAATCAAAGAGGTTAAGGGGCCACAACCTTTTAGCCAGCCTATGAGTTTGGCAAATCAAGATACAGGCCGTGCAGCTTTGGCAGCTGCTAAAAAGGCTGAGCTGGATGCTATCAAGCGCAATAAAGAGCTTGCTAAATTGGCTAAGGATCAAGCTAAAAGTGCCGCTGCTACCGCTAAATCAAAGAAAGATCAGGCTGCCCTTGATAAGGCTGCCCTGGCTTTAGGTAAAGGTCAGGATGTTTTTAACCTTGATGCTATTCAAATCCAGGCTGCTCTATTGGCTAAACAACAGGAGATTGACAAGCTAGGCGTAAATGCTACAGATCAACAGCGCTTACAGCTGGCTAATGACCTTGCACGCCTAACGGTTAAGCAAGACATATTGGCGCTAGAGGATGCAATTGCTAATAAGGATGTTGCAGCTGCTACCCGCCTGGCTGAAAAGTTAAACAAAGATTTACAAATATTAGGCACGCTACAAAATCAAAGTTACAAGCTCACAGATATTAAAAATATTTTAGATGCCCTAAAGCCTAAAGAGCTTATTGATCAAAATAACCTTAATATGGCCCTGGCTAAAATTGAGCAAATGCTACGGTTATTAGCTCAGGCCAACACACAGGCTACGGCAAAGCTACCGACTAGCGGCTCACTAGGCTCAGGCATCACAGTAGGCGATTACATAGCACCTATTGATACTAAGGGCGGCTCTATTGAGGCAATTATTGAGTACGCTGAGGCAGCTACAGAGCGTGCTAATGCTTTTGCCTTATTACAGGAGCAGCAAAACTATGCTGACTATTTATCACTTATTGAGTACCAAAGAAAACTAGGCGATTTAGGCGGCTACAGCCCTAATATGAACACAGGCCGCGGCTATGGCGCTGGGGCTACTGAGGTTATTGTCACTATTGAGGACAAGACAAGCGGCCTAATTGAGGTTGTACAAAATGCTGTACAACAAAACAATAGGTTTGGTAACAACCTCAACTACGCAGGGGCTATTGCCGTATGACAATCCCAGTAATTAACGCGGTTATTAACTTTAGTACTGGGCCTAGCTTTGCTCAGGCTATGGTTTTAGATAGCGGTATCTTAGGTACAAATATTTTGGCTGACAGCGCATCAGTTATTGTTGATGTTTCAAACGTGGTTGACAGCATACAAACTATGCGCGGGCGCAACCCTCAGGCTGATCAGTTTCAAACGGGTACGCTCACTATGCGTATCGTTGATCAAAACGGCGATTTTAACCCCGAAACCCAGCCAGCCCTTATTACACGCTTTTGACCCCTATGCGTAAGGTGCAGATTACAGCTACTTACGGCGGCACTACCTACCCTATCTTTTCAGGCTTTATTACAACCTACACAACCACTACGCCTAAAAACGCTAATGATGTTGTGTACACAACTATTACAGCTGTGGATGCTTTCAGGCTTGCTCAAAATGCTCAGATTAGCACCGTGACAGGTGCAACAGCTGGCCAGCTATCAGGCACGCGCATCAATGAGATTTTGGATCAAATTGGCTGGCCTGCAACTATGCGTGACGTAGATGCGGGTTTAACTACGCTGCAAAATGATCCAGGCACAGCACGTACAAGCCTTGCAGCTATGCAAACGGTAGAGATAAGTGAGTACGGCGCGCTTTATGTTGATGCCTCAGGCTCTTTTGTTTTCCAGGATAGAGCTGTAACAGCTGGCAGCACAGGTAAAGCCCCTGTTGTGTTTAACGATAATGGCACAGACATAGGCTACTTTGATGCGGTTTGGCGTTTAGATGATACCCTTGTATATAACTCAGCCTCTATTACTCGTACAGGCGGCACAGCTCAAACAGCTATCAATCAAGCCAGCATAGATAAGTATTTTATCCACAGCTATAACCAACAAAACCTTTTAATGGAAACTGATGCGGTAGCCCTGGATTACGCACGTGCCTATATTGCCTCACGTGCTGAAACCTCTATCCGCTGTGATGCTATCAAGCTAGATTTATATACAGACAATTACAATGCTGGAATTATTGCGGCATTAGGCCTTGATTACTTTGACCCAGTAACCATTACAACTAATCAACCTGGCGGCTCAACGTTAACTAAAACTTTGCAGGTGTTTGGCGTAGCACAAAGAATTACCCCTAACAGCTGGAAAACAACACTAACCACTTTAGAGCCAATTATTGACGGCTTTATATTAGACTCATCCATATACGGCGTGCTTGACAGCGGCGTATTGGCCTACTAAGGAGCAAAACTATGGCAGCTGGATTAGGTTTTAAAACCTTTACAACAGGTGAGGTATTAACCGCAGCTGATGTTAACGGCTATTTAATGCAAGGCGTATTGGTCTTTGCTAGTGAGGCAGCGCGTGATGCAGCTATTACCTCACCACAAGAGGGCCAGTTTGCATACACAAAAGACAATAACTCACTTTGGTATTACACAGGATCAGCTTGGGCGGCATCAGGTGCAACAGGTGATATTGAGGGCGTTACAGCTGGCACAGGTTTAACAGGCGGCGGTACCTCAGGTACGGTCACTCTTAACTTTGACGTGGCAAACTACGGCGGGGGTCAATGGGCCGCTGGTAAAAATAAAATTATTAACGGTGATTTTGGTATATGGCAGCGTGGTACATCAATCTCTGCTAATGCTTTTAATTCCGATAGGTGGAAAAGCGGTTCAGATGCAACGGTAACTATATCTCGGCAAACTTTTACACCTGGTACAGCACCCGTTGCGGGTTATGAGGGTATTTATTTTTGCAGATTGTCACGCTCAGCTGGCGGATCATATTTAACACAAGCTCAACCTATTGAAAACGTGCAAACTTTTGCAGGGCAAACCGTTGTATTATCATTTTGGGCAAAAGCAAGTACCGCTGTGACTTTAGAGCCATATTATGAGCAAGTTTTTGGCAGCGGCGGGTCAGGTACGGTAGGCGGCGCTTTAGGATCATCACAAGCTATAACTACATCCTGGGCGCGTTATAGCTTTACCACTACTTTGCCAAGCATTTCAGGTAAAACTATCGGTACATCAAGTAATTTAAATATTTTCGTAGGCCGTTATATAGGTGCAGCTGCCGTAGATATTGATTTATGGGGCGTGCAATTAGAGGCAGGCTCAACGGCTACGCCTTTCCAAACGGCAACAGGAACACTTCAAGGAGAATTAGCCGCTTGTCAGCGTTACTACTGGCGCACTACTGGACAGGCAGCACAGATCAATGACATTGGTGGCGGTGCTGCATTCTCTAGCACTTCAGCAGTAGGCATTATAAAATTACCTGTACAAATGCGAGTTGCACCAACCTGTGCTGTAAGTGCAGCAGGAGATTTTAACTTTGTATGGTCTGCGGGTGCTAGCACAGCCTCAGGAATTGCCTTTGATGCAACAATGCTAGAAAGTCTAAACTTTAGATTGACCACAACTGGATTAACAACCAATGGCGGTGGTCATTTTAGAATTGGTACAGGATCAACTAAATGGCTGGAAGCGAGTTCAGAACTATGAAATTAACTTATGAAGAACAAGAGTTTGTAATTGTTGCCACAGATAAGAACGGCAAGCAATTTTTTATTCCAAAAGATCCAGCAAACTCAGACTACCAACGCTATCTAAATCCTGAAGCGGAACAATCCACACCGAACCTAGCGGCAAATGCTGACTAGTTACAACGGTTGGCCTGCATCAAAGGATCAGGCAGAGATAGGCATAAAGTCTTATCCTGTACCTGGCAGCACTATCAAGCTACGTTGTGCTGAAAAGGTTGCACCGTTGCTTGTGGGTTTTGCCGCTGAGTTTCATAAACTAATTGAGCCTATTGATCAGGGCGCGTTAGATGATTGGGGCTACTGTTTCCGTATGGTACGCGGTACAACTGACAAGCTGAGTAACCACAGCTCAGGTACAGCTATAGACCTTAATGCGACACAACACGCTTTAGGCAAGGTTGGCACCTTTGAGCCTGGCAAGGTACCTATGATCCAGGCACTAGCTAAAAAGTACGGCCTAACCTGGGGCGGGGATTACAAGAATAGAAAAGATGAGATGCATTTTGAGGTGGCTATTAAACCTGACAAGGTAGAGGCCTTTATTAAAAAATTGGAGCAAACAAATGCCAACTAGCACACAAGTAAGCGTAGGTACTACAGCTACAGTATTAGCTGCCGCAACAAACTTTGATCAAACCGTATGGCTGCACAACTCAGGCGGCGGTGTTGTTTTTATTGGCGCTGCTAACGTAAGTACAACAAACGGCTACAAGCTAGACAATGGCGATAAAATGGAGTTGCCCGTAGGAGATCACGAGGCGCTGTACGGCGTAACCGCATCAGGTACTAATACCGTATGCGTACTTACACAAATAAACTAAGGGCATTACAGGAGCTAATAAATGAAAGAGCAAGCAATTGCAGCTGCAAAATCTTACGCGCGTGCCGCTTTGGCAAGCGTGGCAGCTTTGTATATGTCGGGTATCTCAGACCCTAAAGTATTGGCTAATGCCTTTATTGCTGGCCTAATTGGGCCACTATTAAAAGCTCTACAGCCCTCAGAAAAGCAATTAGGCGTAGGCGCTAAATAATGGAACAGGCTCAGCTGCTAGTTGGTATAGCTTTAGGTAGTTTTACCATTTTGGGGCTAGCAGCTGGGCTTATACGCCACTTAGTTAAGTACTACCTGGCAGAGCTAAAGCCTGACGGTAACGGCGGACATAACCTACGGGGCCGTGTTGACCGTATTGAGGCCCGTGTGGACAAGATTTACGAAATGCTTTTAGAGGATCGCTTAGCCAAATAGGGCGTGTCTTATTGCGTTTTGTCAGCCCTTACCCTCATACTTTTGTTACACACGCTGAGAGGGCTACTCGCGTTAGTAGCTCAATCGGCCTTAACAAAGGGCGAATATGAACAGTTTGGACTTATTAATAGGCCTTGCCGCTTGCGGTATGGGTTTTATGTTTATGGTGATTGGCTACTCAATTGGCTTTAAACACGGCCACGGTGAGGGCTTTGTAAGAGGGCGCAATATTGCCAAAGCTCTACGTGATGCGGAGCTAATCAAATGAGTAATTTTCTAGAGGGCTATGAGGATGTTAACGCCAGGATTATTAGGGCGCGTGCTGAGTTTCCAACAATGAGACTGGTTGCTTATATTGAGGACATAGATATAACAAAAGGTTATATATTGGTACGAGGCGAGGCCTACCGTAATTATGATGACGAAAAGCCCAGCGCTGTAGATTATGCGTTAGAGGTTAGATCAGACCGCGGCGTAAATCTGCATTTTTGGGTAGAAAACGCGATCACAAGCTGTTACGGCAGAGTTATAGGCCTGCTTACACCTGGCGGCATAGCTCGTAGCACAAAACAGGATATGGAAAAGGTAGAGGCGCTAAGTGCCAAAGACGTAGCACCTATTAATGATGACCTTTGGGCTACAAATGGCATAGGAGCCACAATTAAAAACGTAGCTGATGCGTTAGGGGCCACGGTGCTAGAGGGCAAGCCTGAGTGCAAACACGGCGCACGCGTTTGGCGTGAGGGTGTAAGTGCCAAAACAGGTAAAGCCTGGGGTAATTACAGCTGTGTTGAAAAGAGCAAAGCCACTCAATGTGAGCCTTATTGGTACGTATTTACAAGTGACGGCACCTGGAAACCACAGGTATAACTATGAGCGACTATTCAGAGATTATTAACGTGCAGGCTATGACAGGCAAACTACTAAAAAACGGCGAGGTTGTGGCTGAATACAAAGTAGAAACCTGTGACAGGTGCAGCAAGATTAGCCAGCTTGATCCTTTTGGCTATCAGAAAAGCCACTCAAAAGAAAACCTTATATGGTTTTGTAAGGAGTGCCGCTAATGTACAAGGTAGTTTTAGACGTTGTGCAGGCCAACATAGCTATAGACACAGGCATAGCCAGAGCAAAGCTCTACAAACCACAGTTTGACGGCATAACAGCTAAAAAGAATTATGATCAAGAAAGGCACGGCGGTACTTTTGCTGAGTTTGCTACAAAGCAAATAGATGCCGTGGGTGCTGAAACCGCCGCAGCTGAGTATTTAGGCATTACCGATTATGAGCCACAAAACGGCACGTACAAAGATAGAGCTGACATAGCCGATAACGTAGAGGTTAAACACACCTATAGACGTAATGGCAACCTCATTATTAGTGGCATAGACCGCGACAGCGACATAGCCATATTGGTTATTGGGCGTATGCCTGTTTATGTTGTAATGGGTTGGTTTCCAGTAAAGCAAGCCAAAGATGATAAGTATAGATCAGAGCTTATTAGAGGCGATAGCTACTTAATCCCACGTGCAGACCTGCACCCTATGCATCACTTAGCGCTGATAGGAGACTCAGTATATGGATATCATACGGTTTGAGTGTAGAAAGTGTAAGAAAGTAACTGATCAGATTGAGCGCATAGTTAGCGACAACCTGCCGCCTAACGTTAAAACTTTACAATGTTGCACCTGTGGTTGTATGAGCGTATGTTTATTGGTGGCTGTAGATGCCGACATATGAGTATGAGTGCGTAGCTTGTAACGTGCGTTATGAGACAGTTGAGCGTATGGCTGAACACACAACACCCTATTGCTGTAACTTTATGATGAGGCAGATTTACAGCGCCCCAGGCATTAGCTTTAAAGGTACGGGTTGGGGTCATCA